GGTACAATGACTGGCGATTTAATATTAGGTGATAATGTACAACTAGAAATAGGTTCAGCATCTGGGGGTGATATGCAAATATATCACTCTGGAACAAACAGTCATATAAAAGAAACTGGAACTGGTGGGTTAATACTCAATAGTGATAGTTTATATTTGATGAATGGTGCAGGCTCACAGACCTATTTTTATGGAAGAGCCTCAGATGGTCAAGCTGAATTAAGATTTGGAAATGCAGCAAAACTAGCTACTTCTTCTTATGGAGTAGATATACAAGGAACTGGTGCTTTAAAAATACCAGTTGGTACAACAGGACAAAGACCAACTGCAGCAACAGGTCAATTAAGATTTAATTCTACAGATGGAAAATTAGAAATCTATGATGGAAGTGCTTGGTCAAACGTTTCAGCTGGTACAAGTAATAAAGTATTAGATACATTTACTGGTGATAATAGTACTACAGCATTTACACTTACAGAAACGCCGGCAAATGAAGATGCACTTATGGTATTCATCAATGGTGCGTATCAAGAAAAAGGAGATTATTCATTATCTGGTAAAGTTTTAACATTAGATGTTGCTCCATTATCTGCAGAAAAAGTTGTAGTACATACAACTATAGGAGCAGTTCATGATGGAACTGCAGCACTCAATCAACAATTTACAGCGACTGCAGGACAAACAGCATTTACTTTAGGTGTAGATCCACAGCACGAAAACAATACACAAGTTTATATCAATGGTGTATATCAACAAAAGACAGATTATACTGTGGTTGGTACTACATTAACATTTGATACTGGTTTAACCGTTGGTGATGTTGTTGAAGTTAATTCATTTACAGTAACTAATTTAGGTGGATCTGATAGCGTAACTGAAGGTGTAAGTAACCTTTATCATACAACAGCAAGAGCACGTGCCGTGATCTCTGTGACTGGTAATGCGATAGGATATGACAGCTCAACTGGAGTAATAACAGCTAACTTTGAAGAAGGTCCAACATTTACGGGAACGGTTACATCTGCAGGATTAGCAGTAGACACAACTACATTAGTTGTTGATCCTACCAATAATAGAGTTGGTATCGGAACAACAGCTCCAACAATGCCTCTAAGTGTACAAGCCGCATCTAATGCATATGCAATATCTATGCACGGTAGAAGTGATGGTTACTCCGAACTTTATGGAGCCAGTAATGACGGTTCTACAAAGTATTCCTTCTTACAAGCACATTCAGCACAAACAAAATTATATACACTAGTTAATACACCACTTCTATTTGGTACAAATAGTACTGAACGTATGCGCATTAGTAACACAGGCAGGGTTGGAATTGGAACTGGATCTCCACAAGCACATCTGGATATAAATACAGAAGCCGCAGAGGCAACTACTGTTATTTTAAATGGTGAAGCTAATCAAGATAAAATTCTTAAATTCAGACACTATGGAAATAGTGAAGCAGCACCAGCCGGATATTCAGGATTTATTGGTTCTGTTGTAGATGATGTACTTACACTAGGACATTACACTTCTACTAATACTGAAGTACAGGTTTTACACATTACAGAGGGTGGCGATGTAGGTATAGGAGTTACTGATCCTGATGGTAAGCTTCATGTAGAAACTGCAGGAAACGCAAATGTTTATGTAGAAAGAACATCAGGAGCAAAGATACATCTACAAGCACAATCAGCTTTTACAGCTATAGGTGCTGCATCAAATCACGATTTAGGTCTTACGACTAATGCAAGTGTCAGAATGCGTATTGATAACACTGGTAGGGTAGGCATAAACAGAATTCCTGCAATATCAAATTCAAAACTAGAAGTAGGCGGAGCAGATAATACACCTCTAATAAATGTTGAGGCTAGTGGAGCTACAGCAGGTGTAGGTATCGGCAGTAGTAGAATGAAGTTTTACTATGGAACTGCCGAAAAAGCATCTATAGATAGCAGTGGTAATCTAAGAACTGCTAGACAAATAATACAAGAAAACTCAGACGGTACACCAAGATTTATAAACATACCTTTCTCATCAGCAGGTAGTGGGTTTACTTTTAATTGGGATGATTTAGCTAATCACTCTGCTGTTGGTGATCAATCATCAGAAACAAATGCATTTATGTTTGAAGTAAATGTTACTAGTTATCTTTTTAGACGTGTCAAGGCCTTGATAATAGTAGATACAAACTCTACTAACTCAATAGCAGTGCATACGATACATAATAGTACATTAACCTGCTCAGCATCTATACCTACGGGTAGTGAGCAAATTACAATAACAATTGGTGGCTTATGGAGTAACGCAGTAAATTACATGGGAAGAATAACTACATTTTAGGAGACAGATATGATTTCAGATATATTAATAATGACAAGCTACCAATATCCACAGGATGTACCTGAAGAAGAATTGGTAAGAAGATTAAGAGAAATTAGAGATGCAGAATTGAAAGCAACTGATTTCTGGGGTTTATCGGATCGCACGATGACTGATGCTCAAAAAACATATAGACAGGAATTAAGAGATTGTATAGCTACAATAACACCTGCAATCGATTCGGGTGGTTTTTTAGTAATGACAGAATTCCCAACATATAGCGAATAGGATATAAATAGTAACATGGCATTAACAAAAGTAAAAGCAGGAAACATACTATTAACTACTCCATCAGCGAGTAGTAATGATGTAACCCCAGCAACAACTCAATACGTAACTACGGCACTTGCCAATATGGTAGATAGTGCACCGAGTACATTAAATACTCTGAATGAGTTAGCAGCAGCATTAGGTGACGATGCCAGTTTTTCTACAACAGTCACAAATAGTATTGCTACTAAATTACCACTTGCCGGTGGAACAATGACTGGTGCGCTGAATATGGGTACTCAGAACATCACGAATGCAGGGACTATAGCGAGTAGTGCTATTACAAGTAGTGGTGTTGTATCAGCAGAAGATGATATCTACCTAACTGATGCAGGAACTGTAAGAGGTAAATTATTATTAAATGCTTCAGATAGAGATAATGTAGAGCTTAGAGCAGAATCATTAGGCTCAACCATGAAGTTTTTCACAGTTGGTACACAGGCTTTATTATTAGACGCGTCACAAAACGCTACCTTTACATCAGATGTTAACATAGCTGGTACTACAAAAGTAGATGGTGGTAATGGTTATTTCAGAGATGGTGTTGGAAATTCATTTAGTACTGGTTGGGACTCAACTTCAGATGATCATTCAACATGGATAAACTTTGAAGGTTATCAAGGTGGAACAACTAAATTTAGAGATTTAAGAATTGGAAATGGAAAACAAATAGCCTTTGTTCACTTTGATGGTAGTGCTTCAACATCTAATTTTGCTGGTAATATATATCTTACAGGGAGTAATGATAGAAGAATAAAACTAAGTGATAGTGGTATTGGTGGCGTTTCTGATTCAAATAATACAGTCAATATTCGTGGCGATAACGATAATGTGAAAATAAACTCTGCAGCTAATGGCATCATTATAATGGAAATCAATGGAACTGAAGCTGCTAGAGTAGGTCCTAATGGAATTGGTTTCTCTAATGACAGTTCTGCAAATAAATCTCTTAACGCTTATGAAGAAGGCAATGCCACACTAGCTATAGCAACATCAGATGTACAGTACACAACAACAGGTCAGACTGACACATCAAGATATATAAGAATAGGGAATCAAGTGACTATTTGGGCTTCAATAGCTATTACTAGCCCTTCAAATGGAACTGGAACACTGAGAGTAACAGGCTTACCTTATGCAAATGGCAGTGGTGGACCAGAAGCTGTAACAGGAGTTTGCAAACTGGGCAGAATGGCAAACGCAGCCACACAAAGGCCTTATGGAATTTTACCAAATGGCTCTGATGTAATAACTTTTTATTACAATAGAGATGGTAATACCCAGGCCGGCTTTTCAGCTAATAATTTAAATGGACAAATTACACCTTACATAGAATTTACACTCACTTATGAGGTATAGTAATAATAAATAGGATATAAATAGATATATGGCATTAACAAAAGTACCAAGTAATTTAGACGCAACAATAGCTACTACTCAAAGTGCGAGTGATAATAGCACAAATGTTGCTACTACAGCTTATGTAACGACTGCACTCGCAAACTTATCAGACTCTGCTCCTGCGGCATTAAATACATTAAATGAAATCGCAGCAGCATTAGGTGATGATGCAAACTATGCATCCACAACAACAGCAGCTATAGCAGCCAAAGCACCATTAGCAAGTCCATCATTTACTGGAACAGTACAACTTTTAGATACTAATGTGCCAGATAATAGAGCAATAAGATTTGGAAGCTCACAGGATTTACAAATTCATCACGATGGTACTAATTCTCATATCATTAATAATACTGGTTATACAACTTTAAGAACATCAACTGCTAGCGGTTATTTATATTTACATGGAGACAATGTACAATTCAGAGGGCAATCGGCCAATGAGCCAATGATTACTGCGGTATGTAACGGTCCAGTAAAGCTTTATTACGATAACTCAATTAAACTAGAAACAACAACTAATGGTATCTCAGCAAAAGGTATTTCCTCAAACTTAATTACTACAAGTTCTACTGCAAACGATAGAGCAGGTGCAGGATTTACCGCAACAGAATCAGCAACAGATGGCGATAGAAAAGCCAGAATGTATTTAGATGCAGACAATGGTGCATTCAGTACAGGTAATTCTGGTGCTTACTTCTACATAGAAAAGAAAGGTGGCGGTGGAGAAGTTAGCTTAATAAACCAAGATACTTCTGATATGTACTTTCAGACAGGTGGTTCTCATAAAAGAATTACAATACAAGGTGGAGGCGACGTTCTAATAGGAACAACTTCAAATAACTATAATCGTGGAAAATTCACTGTATTCGGGACTCCGGGTAATCCAGCAACTACGGGTAATAACTCAGATAATGTTGCTATTAGAGTAGCTACCAATACGGGTAATAGCCAGTCGTTTGATATAGGTATGTATAATAGTGGTGATTATGGTGCTTGGTTGCAGGCTAGTAATAGTGGTTCTCTTAACAGTCATTCTCCTATAGTATTAAATCCAAACGGAGGCAATGTTGGTATTGGAGTCGTTTCACCTAGTTCTACATTAGATGTTGCAGGTAATATAAAAGTTTCAGATGGATATTTTGAATTTGATAAACCAAGCGTAAAAGGTTTTAGAATTTTACACAATGATATAGGTAATGATTTATCATTCCAACAAGGCGATACGAATAATGCTAACTATGTAACTAGACTTAATATTAATACTGATGGTAAAGTAGGCATAGGTGTAAGTCCTACTAGAACCTTTACAGTTAAATCTGCAGCAGCAAATGCCACCCAAATATCTTTGGTTGATAATGATTCTACAAATGAAGTTTTTGCAGTAGGACAACAATCTGATGGCGATGGGTTTTTAACTCTAAATCAAGATGATGGAACTACTAAAGTTTTATTTGATGCTTCGGGAGATAGTTATGTTGCTGGAGGTCCTTTACACATTGGCTCAACTGATTCAATCTCTAGTTCATCAGAAATATTTAGCGTTTACAGTCCGAGTACTGGACATACCAAACTGGTTAATAATTCAGACTCTTATGGCACTGTTTATATGCATAATGAATCTACTACAGCAAACACCTTTCAGCCGAGCATAATAATACAAAAGGGTGGGGGCAATAGAGGAAATATAGGAGTCAGGCATTCAGATAGTGTACTAGGTATATCAGGTCAGGGTGGTATTAGTTTAAGAACTGCAAATTCAAGTCTAGAAGCTTCAACAGAAGGACTATTTATTGATGGTGATAGATTTGTAACTGTTGGTAGTGAAAGTCTTATTACTAAGTCTCAAGCTGGTTTCCAGATTAAAAAAGCCGGATTGCTTATTAATGGTTGCTCAAGTTCTTCAAGTGGTATATCTAATGTTAATCATCACAGTAATTACTGGACTTTTTTTGGTTCAAGTGGAACATCAGGTAGTGTAAGTGGTAGTTTCAGAGTTTCTGTTCCATCTCCAACTGGAACTAATGGAAACGCCTGGGGTGGTTTTCAATTAGAAATTTATATATCCGGTTACAGTGGTAAATTCTGCCACGCTATGTTGTCAGGATATACAAATGGTGGTGTAACTTTATCAGAGTCTACAATCGTAAGGTCAAGCGGTTCACATTCAGTTAGTTATGGTGCTTATCATACGGGTGGGAGTAGTAATCAAGGGTTTTACTTTGATATAAATATTCCTAGTTATACTCACCCATCAGCGTTTTACAGAATTACAAAAGCTGGAGATACAAGTGGTGATCATCAAACAAACTTAAAAAACGTAGTAGCAGAATGGTCATAGGAGAATAACATGGATTATACATGGGATATAAAAATAAATAATATAGTTCCTTATAATATAGAAAGTCAACAGCGCGATCTTATACAAAATATATCATGGACTATTACAGGAACTAAAGATGGGAAATCAATTACACAGGGCGGTTGTATAGATTTTAATGTAGACCAGGGTGTATCATCCGATACTTTTAATGAGATAACTTCGATTGATAAAGCAACTTTACAGTCTTGGGTAGAAACAAGAGTCGGTGCTACTAGAATAAATGAGATGAAAGCAGAAATAGAAACAACGATTGATACACTACCCGACGATTGGCAGATAACTCCAGGAATATAAATAAGTAATATGGCAACTAAGATAACAACAAGAGTATTAGCAGATAACGCAGTAACAGATGCAAAAATAGCAGATGTAACTTTAACAACTGCTACTCAGTCTGCATCTGACAATACTACTAAGGTTGCTACTACTGCCTATGTAACTACAGCAATTGCAAACCTAGCCGATTCAGCTCCTTCTACGTTAAATACGTTAAACGAATTAGCCGCTGCGTTGGGCGACGATGCTAACTTTAGTACAACAGTTACAAACTCGATAGCAACTAAATTACCTTTAGCTGGTGGAACAATGACAGGTGGTATAATAACTAGTGGTTCAAATACTGGAACTAATCCAGCAGCAAATGGGCATATTGCAAATGAACTTCAGTTTTATAATACAAGTGCTACAGACAATAATCTAAACGGCATTGGATTTTATAATTCAAATAGTGCTGTTGATGCTAGAATTGCAGGCGTACATAAAAGTCACTCTTCAAGACATGGTGAAATAGCATTTTTAGTTCATAATGGTACAGCACTAACTGAACGCATGCGAATTAGCTCTGCAGGTACGTTTCTAGTAGGAAAAACAGCAGAAGGTACAGCAACAGATGGAATTGAATTAAATAGAAATGATGTCATTGTCGCAACAAGAAATAATGATTCACCTTTAATTTTAAATCGTAGAACTAGTGATGGAGATATTGCAGTCTTTAGAAAAGATAACGCTACAATTGGAAGTATTGGTTCTTCTTCTGGAAGTATGTATATTCAGGGATTACCAGGTGCAGGAAAAGTAGGCTTAACATTCTTTGGTTCTAGCATTGAACCTAGAGATGCAGGTAGTTTTTCAAATGGGGCAGTTGACTTAGGTGCAACAGGTTCACGCTTTAAAGACCTTCACCTTTCAGGCACAGTAAATGCTGCTGGTGGTGCTACCTTTGGAGGTGGTGTCACAGTAAATAGTGGTCATGTAAATATTGATGCAGGTTTATCATATCAATGGGGTGATTCACACGAAAGAATAGAACAAAGCGATGGCAATATAGAGTTT